GGACCACATGATTCGGGAGATGAAAACGACTAATGGTTATTAGGCAATGCTCCCATGATTATAACATTACTATCCATTTAAATAATAAAAAAGGAATAGTAAAAACATTTTCTTTAGTTGATGGCACACCTGCTACAATAACATATCCAAATTCTAAACAGTATTTTCTTTTAGTAGATGGAGAAATTGTAAAGCGATCTGATTCATTTAAAACTATAGAAGAAGAATATGTAAAAGAAGTTGCTAAAAGAACTTCGGATGGTCATGGGAGAATTGACCTATCAAAACATAAATTAATAAATAATAAAGTGGTAAGCAAATGAAAACTCCAATATCAAAATTAGTTACATGGCAGTTAAGAACAGGGCAGTTAGATGGTTGGACTGCTTACCATTTAGGGGCAGGAGCTTTTTTCTGCAAAATATTTCAATGGCTACACTGGACTGATTTCTGGTGTGTAATGGGCGTTTTTATACTAGGCGTACTATGGGAAATCTTTGAATGGATTATTGAGGGAGATAAAGAAACTTATGGTACAAAAAAAGCATGGGCGTATAATACCATGTCTGATATAGTTGTAGAAACTGCTATAGCATGGTGGATGGTATTATGAACAAAATAATTAAAGTATTAGATAATGGCGATTTTAAAGTTATTAGTACAACTTATGACATTCCTGTTAAGTATATCAATAATGAGTTGCAGTCAGGGGTGGACAATAGCAGGGGTAGAAGTAACCCCAAGCGACACGACAAAAAACACAGTATTTATTGAAATAATAGATACTGATTCTACAGTGCATTGGTATCATGGCAAGATATACAGCGATGATAATTGGTGCTATAAGCATGAACAATATGAAAATGTTAAGGTGAGGTAATGGATACTACGGCAATGCTAGAGGCTTATGGAGAGTTGGGTGTAATAGGAATCTGCATGATTCTTTTTGGTTTTATGATAACTAATTTAATAAAAGAAAATAAGTCTCAAACAGCACATATTGATGAAATACAACAAGATTTATCTACAATAAAAGCAGAGCTAAATAATACTATGAATATTTGTGTAAAGTTAATTGATTCAATTAATGGTTTTAAAGGCAGTATGCACGATAAGATGGATCGTAGGCATGAAGCATTAATGAAAGATGTGGATGATTTAAGTGATAAAATTAGTTACATGAGTGGAAGATTAAATGGGGGAAGTAAACATTAATGGATAGTCTAAAAGTAGCATCAATAAGTTTTGCTAATTATGGTGTTTATTTAGCAGAAATTAATTTATTATTACAATGTATTGTAGCAATAATGAGTATAATATATTTAGGTATAAAAATAAAAAGGAAAAAATAATGGACATTAAATTAATGCTGGTAAAAGTTGCTGAAGAACAAGCAGATAAAATGAAAGAACAAGCCGTAGGATATACACAGTCAGATGAGTTTGCAGATAAAATGGCTCAATTAATGAATGATAAAATAAACATTCCATTTGTAAAAGAAGAAAAAGAAGGTGAGTTGTTTAAGGAGTTTGCTGAAGTAGTGCAAGATTTAATTGCAGGTATATTTAAAAAGTAATGCCTAAAAAGCGTGATCCAAGATTATCTAGGTATGGATTAAAAGGGTACAATAAGCCGAAGCGTACTCCTAGCCATCCTAAGAAATCCCATGTAGTGCTTGCAAAGGTTGGCAGTAAAGTAAAACTTATTAGGTTTGGTCAGCAAGGTGCTAAAACAGCAGGTAAACCAAAAAAAGGAGAATCTGCTAGAATGAAAGCAAAGCGTAAATCATTTAAGGCTAGACATCGCAAGAACATAGCAAGGGGTAAAATGTCAGGTAGTTACTGGGCAAATAAGGTGAAGTGGTAATGCCTAGAAAAAAAAGAAAAAAATCAACAGTAAATAAAGCAGGTAATTATACAAAACCTGCTATGAGAAAAAGACTTTTTTATAGAATTAAAGCAGGTAGCAAGGGTGGAAGAGCAGGACAATGGTCTGCTAGAAAAGCTCAAATGCTTGCTAGGGCATATAAAAAAGCTGGAGGAGGTTATAGATAATGCCATTAAAGTCACCTCAAAAAAGTTTAAAGAAATGGACAAAGCAAAAATGGGGATATGTAACTAAGAGTGATACAAAAAAACCAAGAAGAAAAAGGGGGCGTTACCTACCTGAATCAGTTAGGAAGAGTCTCAGTCCAAGCGAAAAGGCTTATACAAATAGGCAAAAGAGAAAAGCTTCTGCCAAAGGTAAGCAACGAGCAAAGTACAGTAAAAAAGTAGCAAAACGAGTAAGGAGATCATAATGCCAAAAGGAAAAGGATACGGCTTCGGAAAAGCAAAGCCAAAGAAAAAACGTAAGATGATGAAGAAAGGAAAGAAAAAGTAATGTATAAGTTCGGTAGGCGGAGTCGAGAAAGACTCAAAGGGGTTGATGCTAGACTGATCAATGTATTAAATGAACTAATTAAAATGATGGATGTTACTATTATTGAAGGACTCCGTTCTGCTGAACGTCAAAAAGAACTTTTAGCAAAAGGAGCTACTAAGGTAAAGTATTCTAAACACATGGAAGGTAAAGCAGTTGATTTAGCACCATACCCAATAGATTGGGAAAATAGAGATGGATTTTACTATATGGGTGGAATGATCCGTGGTATAGCTAAACAAATGGGAATAAATATAAGGTTTGGCGGAGACTGGGATAGCGATGGGGATACAAAAGACAATTCATTTGATGATTTAGTTCATGTAGAGTTAAAAGAGTAAAAAAAGTTAAGGATCTTAACTATTTACTATTGCATTAAAAATATTTAGAAAGTAAGTTAGGAACAATATGGCGTATTGTACAACAAGAGATTTAAAAGATGTATTTCCATCTATAGACGAATTTGACACCAAAACTGCCTTATATGGATTTGTAGTTAGTGCTGGCAGTAGATATGTTGCTAATAATGTAGGTTTAGTTACTCAGTTATTTGCAAATGGTGAAAATTTAGGGGCAGGACAATCAGGCACATCAGATGTAAACGCTAATGGCAAATGGTACTACGATGATTCAAATGATGCTGTTTACTACTACAACGATGCAACAAACCCTAATGATATGCTGATTGAGTCAGGAGATGATTGGGATACTCTAAGGACACGCTATATATCAAATGCCGAAAAATACCTTGATTCTAGGTTAGATGGCAAACTGCCCCGAAAACAGTTCAAAGACAAAGATGGCAATTATGATTACTCTATCGTAAGAACTACAGCACTTATTGCTTGTTATTTTCTTATTAGAGCTAATGATCCTACTTCTGAGGTAGGTAATGCCTTGTTTGAAGAAGCAGAAAGAAACATACTGTCATTAAATGATGGTAGTACCAAGTTATCTTGGCAGGTTTCAGGCGATGCTAGTAAGGGAGTAATTAGACAGGTATCTGTAAGTGGTGCTATAAACATAGTAGATACAAGAGGTCACTATTACGATGTGTATGATAAAGTAGGAGTTAAGATTACAACTGCTGGAGCTATAGGAACTGCTGTATATTCTGTTTGGCACAAAGATGCTGACAAACTAGGTTCTGAAAGAATGAACAATGGTGAAACAGCAGATTACACAGAAACCATTAATGGGCAGTATCAACCATTAGCTAATGATGTTTATATTAGATTTGCAGGTGACACAGCAGATACAGCTACACTAAATGACAAATGGGAAATAGAGTTTTTTGGCAAGAATGAATCAGTAGATGATGCAGGTATGCCACACTCAATTAGGATGACTAGAACCTAATGGCAATTACATTTGTAAACATTTGGGAAACAAAGATTTTGGATACTATTAGAACTTTTCTTAATGATGAGTTTGCAGGTAGTATCCCAGTATATACAGGAAACTTTAAGGATATGGGCAATCAGTCCATACGTCTTAATCCAATAGGAAGTGACTTACTTCGTATTGATGCTACTAGAGCAGAAACTAGAGAATACATTGTGGATGTGTCTTATACATTTAAAGAAAAAGTATTAAAAAAAGATACTTGGGAACATATTTTAAGACAGATTTCACATATAGAAGCTTTATTCCATGACAATTACAAGGGTTCAGGTAATACATTTTACGATGGAAGATTTGAAACAACTCGAATAAATGAAAAAACAGAAGAGGAAGAAACGATTGAAGGGTTGAATGTAATTAGATGGGAATGGAGAGGAACTTACACAGGGAATACAACATAGGAAAGTAATAAGGATTACTATGAAAGTAAAATTAAAAAAAGATGTAAAGGTATCAGATATACCTAGAGCTAGTGGAGAGCATAAAAGATTGATTAGTGCTTTATCCAAAAATAAAGAAGCAGAAGTTGAAGTTATGTTAAAAGGCATGGATGCCTTTATTGAAGAATCTTCAGCTAAACTAAAGAAAGGAGATAAGTAATGTCAAATTTTTATAGTTCAAAAGAATTATCAGTTGGTGTTGCTATAGATGAAACAGCAGTTGGGACTCCACAGACTACTAATAACTACACGATAATAGAAGCAGATAACGTAGCGTTTCCAACATTTAATGATTTAGTTGTAGAAAGAAGAGGAGGTTCTTCATCTGGAACTATTATTGCTAGTGCAGATGTATTTCACTACACACCCGGAGCAATGATAGAAGTTTCTATTAGTGGTTATATGACAGATGAGTTGTTTCCTATTTTAACAGCAAATGCTTTTGGGCAAGCATATTCTAGCAATGTATTATCAATAGCAAATGCCGTTGTTGCACATACAACATTTGAGCATGGAAATACTAGTCCTTTAGCAAATAAAACATTATCATTTGCATTTAATGGAATTGGTGGTAGTGGATTTGATGATTGTGTTGTAGTCCCCGGATGTGTAATAACAAGTCTAGAATTAACTGCTGATCCCAATGAA